ACTAACAATCATGTTGGGTCTTGATATTCCTGTTGAAATACTCACCTTTAGAGTCTGCACCTTCAAATGCATCATATTTTCTCTCAGGCACACCACAAAAATCATACTCTTGACCGTTTAATATGACTGACATTTCTTGTAATTCTTGGTCATATCTTACGTTACCTACAAATGATGATGAGTGTGTAAATGCTTTGTATCTTTGTTCTTTAACTACCTCTGTCCATTCACAGGCACATTCTTTAAAGCTAAATTCTAGTTGTTTTTTTTTAACTCATTGCAACACTTGCAAAGGTATCTTTCTTTCATATCATCAACTAATGTTGTTAGTTTCTCGGTATCTTCATTAATGATTGATTCGAGTAATTCTATTTGGTCGTATATCATTGGTTCTGGATGATCATCAGATATTTTTCTGAATATAGATAATACTTCTTGTTTCTTCTCTAATGTGGTATGTGTAAAGTCTAGTTTTGTTTCTTTACCGTCTCTAGTAATTGTCTTGTGCATTTCTGGGTCATTACATTCTTTGATATAATTCTCAATAATTGATACTGATGTCTCTGGTACTCCCGGTGTCTCAGTTAGTGCTAATCCTTCTGGTATTAGACCATAAGGCATTGAAAAACAATCTGTCTGACCGTTACAAACATGTTTAACTGATGTAGGAGTTGCTTCTATACTAGTATACAATAATCTGTTCTTTGCTAGGATTGATGCTGATGGGTCTGTGATTTCACCTTCATAAAATACTGTCTCTGTGTCTGGGTTGTAGTGGAATGTTGCTTTTCCGATAACTTTGTCTGGGTTGTGTTCCCAGTTTAATGGAACTGTTTTTCCGTCAAATCTTTTTAATTCTTCTTTAGTGTATAGATTCTGATTTCTAGAGATTCTTGGTATTAGTGCTACACCTGAGATTTTTGCGTTCTCATCAATTTTAGTGTATGACTCTAGATTGATATTCATACTAGATTAATTAATTGATTAATAAAGAGAATTAATCATCTGCTATTGTACCTGTAATTTCATCTTCTACGTCTATAGCCTTCATTTCCTTACAATTCTCACATTTGGCTAATTTTGATGAAATAGGTATGAATGTATCATTATTACACCATGAACAGTACAGTATTTTATCCATGCATGATTATGTTATCCAATCTCTTAAAAGGTCTGATATTTCAAAATACCTTGGTTGAAAGCCTTGATGTCCACCAAATCCGTCAAAACTATACATCTGTACTAGAAGAATCTTGTCTATTAGTTCTATCTTTGCGTTCTTATTATCTGGTGAAAATGCTGACATGAATGGAAACATAAGACTGTCTTGGTTGTTGGTTTTGTCCTTATCCTCTACATAATGACCTAATCCTAGAGCATGACCAAATTCATGTAGTAGTATTTTCTTTACTGAATAATCTTCTAGATATTCATGGTTTTTTGTTGTTTTAAACTGTGCTTCTGCTATGTCATTATTATTACAACCTATGCATATTGATGCTTTTGATGTTAATTTCTCAGCAGTTACATACACCTTAATGTATGCATAATGATGTCTTGAATTGCTAAAGTCATACGCTGTATAACCTAGTGCAGTAGAGTTAACTACATCTCCTGTATTATGCATATCAAACTCTATGAATACATTACATTGTGGAAACTCTCTAACATGTCTATCAAAATGATTTTCATACTCTACTAATATCATTGGCATGTACCAATCGCCTTGTGAAAATTCTGTCATTTCTGTCTGCCATTCCATAACAGTGTTATATGCTTCATGCAATAGATAGTGATAGAATCTAATCTGTAGTTCTTCATCAGGTTCCATTATACAGACTGTTGGATTATCTATGTGTTCATGTCTCATGGTCTCAAATCTATCTTCTGCTGATGCTATTGGCATACTAGTACATACTAACAATACTAACAATACTGTTAATATTTTCAATGTTAACCTAACACGCCTTGAAATATCTCGAACCCTGCAAATATTGTAGCCATTGCACCAATTATAATGTAAAACTTTCTGTCTTTGCCTGACTGTTTTCTTTCTATATCGTCGAAATGTGAGTTAAGTGCTATCTCCATTTTCATCATTCTGCCACATAGATCATCAATTTTGCTATCTTGACCATCTAGCTTGTCTAGTATTCTTTTAGTCATATCATCGAACTCTGTCATGTTCGGCTACACTTTCCTTGGGTTCTACATTGACAACCTCTCTTAGTACATAATGCATGTTGGTGTTCTTTACACATCTTACACATCCTTAGTTTCTTAGGTTTGACTGATTCTAATTCTTTCTTATCTATTGGTTTATCATCTTGTTCTGGGTTGTCTGCTTTAATTTTCTGTGCAGATATTGCCATTTGTTTCTTCATATCTTCATCTGCTAATATTTCCTTATCATCTGTTAGTTCAATACCGATGTTGGATTTTATCCATTCTCTCATCTCATTTAATGTAATATCGCCTTTCTCTTTCATGTCTATAACCTGTTCTACTTCCAACTCTTTTACATTCTGTGTAGTGAATTGAATATGACAATCTTCATTGTCTGGGTCATATCCTAGATTGATTAGTATAGGGTCAAACAACTCATGCTTTAGTTTGTTGGCTAGGTATCTTTGGTATCCTCTGACTCTCTTTTGCACGATGGTCTCTGTGGTGTCTGATGATGCCCTACTGGTAAAGTCACCTGTTAGTATATCGTGTGGGAATTGTGTACCTAGTTCGAAGGTCTTTTGTATATGTGCAACAAAGTCTGTATATTTACTGTTACCTGCACTCTCAAAGAACTCTATTTCTGGTTTAACTTTCTGTACTCTTTTATCTCCCGGTTTGTACTCCTGCCATCTTCTTGCTTCTTGTCTTAGATAATCATCATTTGCTCCATTATAGGTGATTGTTGTAATTGGGTATGCGTTGTTTAGGACAATAGATACCATTGCATCTTCAAGACCCCACATAGCTTCTACTAGTGGTGGCATTGTTCTGTTACCTATTGTTCTTGGTACTGCAAGAGAGTAGTATAATGATTTACCCCATGGTTGTCTAGAGTAAGATGTTAAGTTAAATTCAATAAATTTGCCTAATTTTCCTTCACCTAGTTTGTTTAATCCACCATTCTGTGTTCTTTGTTCATACCATTCTAACTCACCATATTCATCTCTTTTCTTTGATAGTATGGTTGACATGTCTACTTCTAGTACATCTTGTACGTCTTTCTCATCTAGTTTCTCTAATATGCCGTTGCCTGTGATAAGTATTGTAGTAACTAAGTTTTCAAATTTATCATAAAAGTTTGTACGTCTAATCCATCCATCTAGTTCTCTCTGTGCATCTTCTGAATTACATGTAATATTCATGTCTGTACCTGTGATCATTTCTGAATAAGATGCTACTGCTATTCTAATCTGTGGTGTTCTGTCATGATAATCAATTAGTCTATCAAATGTAATATTCTCTGGTCTTTCTCTTGTCCAATCCCTCTTTAGTATTTTAGCTACTGGTGTCTTTCCAGAAACGTTTGATGTTTCCTCTACTCGTCTAAATCTGTCTAGAATACTCATCCTGATGCACCTTGTAATACTAATAGTTCTGTATAATTTAATGTGCTTTCTTTAGCATCTGCTTTTGATATTTCTGCTTTAACTTCATATAAACCAAAGATAGGCATTTCACCATCTTGTACTGCATAAGACCATGTACCATTAGATGCTGATACTATTGTTGCTGTCTTGTTAAATCTATCTCCCACTCTTCTAATCTTGTATATTCTAATCTTAACTGTATAACCTGATAAATTCTTTGCTTGTGTTTTGTTCTTGTCTGTGTAGATTGTACCTGTTAGTTTATTATCTGCTGAATAGTCTCCACGATACCATGTTTTTTGATCTAATTCTAGATAAAGACCGTATGCCAATTTATAGATTTACACCGAATTGTTTGAAGTCTTTTTCTGATAAGCCGTAGATACCCCATCTTCTATTATCTTTAAGTTTATTTAATTCAAAAGCAATTTTATCTTCTGGTGCATGTTCAGTTAGACCTAGTCTTACTCTTATATCTGAAAAATCAATTTTAGATTTTGACTTTGTGGAACTAATTTTTTTGTCCTTGTTTTCTTTACCGAACATGTGATAGTTTGATTTAATACTATAAAGAGAATTAATAACCTAATCCACCAGATTTATTGAACCACTCTCTAATCTTTCTATCGACCATATGAGCTGTTGTTCTTTGTGGGTCTGGGTCGTTCTTTTGTATTCTATCTATCTCTGCAATAATATCATCAATTAATTCATTGACTGATTGACTAAAGTTTTCCATTATTTTCTCGTAGTTTAATGGCACTAGCATAATTTGTTAATTCGTAAATAATAATAGAGAAGTAATAAAAAATGGTTATTGAGGGTTAGTTGCTAATAACCTCTCACCTAACATGTCAAAACTCTCTGCATCGTAGTCTGTCCAGACACCTGCAACATATTGCTCATTCATTTGTTTGTGTGTTTCAAGTAACTCTTGTCTGGTCATTGTTGGGATTCTCTCTTTCAAGCCTACTCTTTTTGGGTCTGCCATGTATTTGGACTCATTGTAAACTTCGTGTGCTACGGCAAGAATTGTTTTAATTGGTATTCTTGCTTGAAATGCTGGGTATTCTACTAACTCAATAAATTCATCAATAGTTTTGTGAGGGAATGTAGAGATTAATTCTCTGCAAATTTTTTCTGCTTTTTGTTTTTTGGTTGTTTGTTTCATGTATAGTGTATGGTATATGGATTATATTAACCTTGTGAAATGTGAGATTTCTCTATATGCTCAATAAGTTTTGACTTGTTTTCAAACTCTTGTAGGCACCACGAACACTTAATCATGTCTCATGCTCAATATGGCTAACCGTTTCTTTTGCTTCTCAATCATTACTTCCTTTCTAGCAATGGATTCTAACATTTTCTCTTTAATTCTAGCTCGTCTAACACATTCTGATGAGCATGTCTTATGTCTATATGTCATTTTACCACACACAAAGCATGGTTTTAAAGTGATTCTACCTGTGCGTATAAGATGTTCTCTCTGTGCTTTTTTCTTTGATAATTTAGCACATTCTTTACAATACTTTCTACTGTATGTTTGGTCAATGTATGGTATCTCTTTTTTGCACTCAAGACAATGAGTAAGTATCTCTCTGAACCTCATGATAATACATCACATGCATCATTAATAAACTCATTACTCATTGTCCTCGCTTGGTGTATCCTCGTCGTCAGGTTGTAACCAATCCCACTCTGGTCGTTCACTCATCTTCATCTCCTAGTATAGTCTTGAGGTTATGATAAATTGTACTCATTTTGATGTATTGGTCTGGTTCATCTGCCATGACTTCAACAAATGCTCTAAGGTGTGTCTCTAGGAAACAGTGTTTGCATAGTTTGCTACCATTGGATATATCCTTCATAAATTTTTGAAATATCTCCTTTTCCTCTGGTGTAATATCATCATTCAACTTTCTCTACCTCTAGGAATACACTCTTTTTACTGTCCTTCTTACCACCTATCTCACCTTGAATAATATCTGTATGTGAATAGTCAAACTCCTTCAAATCCCAACATGCCATGATAAAACAGTCTAGTACATCAGCATTAAGTTCTTCTTTATCTATTCCACCTTTCTTGTCAAACTGTGCTGAACGCATCTGTGATAGTAGTTTAGTATGTGATGGATGTATTCTTACCTTGCCGTTCTTTACCATCTGTGCAGAATTGATTGTCATTTTTGAACGTAGTGATTGTATGTTTGCTGATTCATGATCTCTTATTTGTAGACCGAAGTTAACTGGTAATGCTGGTATACCTCTCTCTTCTAGGTCTCTTATGAATCCGGGATGTGCACTATCTATCTTACAGTTGTCATTAAATCTATGTGCCATATCTTCCATTACGTCTAACATTGCACTAGGGCTTGGTCTTGGAAATTCATTAGCTTCAATAACGTACAAAATACCATCTCTTATCTCAGCACCCAGAACGCCAAAGTTACTAGACCCGAAAGCAGGGTCGCCGTAACAACCACTTCGCCCACCAATAATTGATAAATCATATTTCTCTGTAACATCATCAATACCCTCGAATATATCTCCTAATCCATAGCCGTACTTAAGGTTATATTCTCGTTCAAATGATGGGTTTTGTTCCTTCTCTACCTTGATAATCTCTGGGTCATATACTACTCCAACTCCATGTGTATAGTCATATTGTTTCATTACATAGCCATTGTCCTCTTCTTCTTCCATGGTCTCAAATAAGCCACCGGGCATGTTTGGTGTACTGACCATTGTGATATATGCATCTCCTTTTCCTCTGTATCTCTCTGCAACAGTTCGTGCTTCTTGTTGATATCTCAATGGAAAGAAATCTCCCTCATCTAAGAATACTAGTCTAGGGTTAAGACCTCTAGCTGGTTCTAAGTGATTTGTAGGAAATGCTTCTATCTTACAACCATTCAATACTACTAGTGATTCTTTAGTCTTAAACTCTTTACCTGTGAATAGACCTTTAATTCTACCAACTACTTTGTTTGTTAATTGTTGGTTTGCTCCTGTAATGATTACTACTGATATATCTACTTGAGAGTTTCTCCATTCATCGTCTTTTACACAATTCCATGCTATCCATCTAGTCATGAACTCTGTAATGCCTAACCCAGTTGCTTTCTTTACCCATAGTTTTTTGTTCTTTTCTAGTATATCTGCTAATTCTTTCTCATATTCTGTATAGGTAAGTTTCTTTGGTAATTCCTTCCAAAACTCCTCAAATGTCATACCTCTATACTTTTCAAACTCTACTATAGGCTCAACGTCATTCTTAACGATGCTTAATGCGTTATGTATATCAGCTTCAAATATGGTCATGTTCATTCAACTCTGGATATTTCTTATTATGTAATGATATAATCTTACGCAGTCCTGTTACCTCTTGAACGTATGGTTGTATAAGTTTCTCTATGACAGACATACGCCTGAAATATGCCTCAGCTAGTTCATTATTGCCATCATTTGTAGCCTTCCAGAACTGTTTTTCCATTTGTTTGAATATTGCTTCCCATCTCCTGCCTCTTCTATCCATATCCCACCATGCAGTTCTGCCCATAATTCTTCTCGTTTTTTGTGCGTAGTCATGCCTAATTAGAAGAAATTTTGGTGTTAGCGATGAAACCCCATACAATTTTTACGATTAACAACAACATAAAAAACTACGCTAACACCATGTTTTTCATGTCTAATAGTGGTTAGTGTTGGTTATTATTATATTTATTGCGTTGTACCAGCTAGCTTGTTAGCTTGTTAACAGGTCATTAGGTATATCACTTAGTACACCTCTTCCTCTATGTGCTATTTGTTTTTCGTTTTCCATCTTGCTATTATTGTTAATGTTATGCCTATAATAGGTATCATTTCTAATGTGTCTATGCCATATAGGAGAAAGTCTATTACTATACCATGTCCATGTAAGAATCCTTGACCGAATACACACTCTAATGCCCACCATGAATGTGGTATCTGTAAGTATAATATTACTGCTGATATGCCTAGGCTCTCTGCCATTCTTCTGTCATACCATGCTAAAAATCGTTCTAACATACTCTTGTCGATGCTGTAGGTAGTTGCCTACACTCCTCAAATGTGTTCGGTTCTGGTTGATAGTTGATTAAAAATGGTATTGTAAATACTATAATTGCTCCTATTACTAATATTACTGCTGACATACTAATCTTCAAAACTTTGCTCCACATCCTTTACATGTACTATATCCTTTACTATGACCATCGTTTTTACCCCATGTCCATGTGTATCCTTGTGTTTTCTTGCATTTTGGACATGGTTGTATGCTCATTTATCTTCAACCCATACCCACTTTCCTTTATTGTTTAATCTGATTGGTTTCTTCTTGCGTTTCTTGTTTAATATCTGATTCAAAAACATAAGTTGATTAGCTAACATATATGTTAATTTAGTCTTTTCTGCACCTTTTGCGGTCTTTAATTTCTCTCGTATTTCTTCTACAAATGCCACCTGTGTCTTTTCCTCTGGTAGTACAAACTTTTCTTTTTTAAACCAATCCCAAAATGTCATTCTTTTTCATCCTCTTTTGGCTCATATTTTTCTAGTTTTTTAGACATATCTCCAATCTTTTGTATTGCTTTGTATAGATTAAATTCGGTTGCATAATGGCACCTCATAAGGTTCTTTTTAGAGTGATCATTTATTATTTCACCACAATGCCAACATGTTTTAGACTGTATTTGTTTAATTATTGATTTATCTGTCGTCAAGATTTACCATACCCTTGCCTTCACAGACAAAACACTCAAAATTCATAAATACTTTATTGCCTTTACATTGTGGACATCTTATTTGCACACTCATCTAAAATCTCCACCTCTGATTCTTCTACGCATAAAATAGTCTAATATTCTTTGACTTAAATTTCTTTTGCCGTACCTTTCTTGTATCCTCTCTATGTCATATTGATGTAATACATTTTTGGTTTTGCCTAGGTTCATTGATGGATACATAATACAATCCTTTGAACGGTTGTCATGTCGTAACCCTAGGGCATGTCCTATTTCATGCATCAATACTGTTACAAGTGGTGGTCTAGCTAGGTCTTGCCAATTAGAATGTGGTACCCAATCCCAATTATCATTGATGCAAATATCACCAGATACCTCACCTTGACCCGGAAAATATGCGTGTGCTAGTACACCTTTTCTGTTGTCAAAATGTTCTAACTCTCTAAATTCTATCTTAAAGTCTGCCTTTGCATTACCATATACTCGTTTAAATTTTATATCTTTGACCCTTAAACCCCATGCCCTGAACGCTACTGTTACAGCTCTTTCTTGATCATGTCTGGATTTCCAATCATTTGTGTATGATAATAATTTGTATGTTAATTTACCTTTGTGCCAACTGTGCTCCCATTCATCTATCAATGGTTCTGCTACTTTGTTGTCAACAACTGAGCCAATGATTAAACCACCATAGCCATGTACACCAATCTCACACATTACTTCTGTGTCTTTTTTCTTTGAAAAACGTCTACCTCGCATAAAAAAATAAGGATATAAGCACTTAAGAATATTATTCCTTGTGCCTAAATGTCGTTTTTGTGCTTTAGATAGTCTGCTCCGATAACAATAGCAATTGGTGCTAATAAAGCCACAGTTGTGGTTTCGTTTAGATCAATCTGTTCGGTTGCAGTCCATAATGCAATTAGACCTGTGTAGGCTCCAAGTGCATAATATCTTAGATTTTGCATAATTGAACCTCAGATAAGTGGTTTATAAAGATATATCGGTATTTTTTAGTATGAGTGGTTTGAATGGTATGTTTAACTTACCCCTCTCAATCTGCTCGTCAAAGTATGCCTTTGCATCAAAGATGAACTCATCACCGTTAGGAGATACCACCTTGATAGCCTTAAACCAGTCTATGTAGTCATGATGCATATTCTTACTATTTGTGACTGGATTCTGTGTTGGTCTTACATTATTTGTTAGATGTTTCTTGTTTACCCCTAGCTTTTTTGCCACAGCAGACACACCTAATGATATGTTTGCCACTATAGCGTTCCATTTCTCTAGGAATGTTATCTTATTTCTTTCGTCTAACTGTTTTGATATGAATCTCTGTTCTGCTAATGTCTCTTTTAATTCGGTTGTTTTGTCTATTGTACCACCTATTCCAGATTCAATGTCTATGATAATTTGTTTACATTGATGATAATATTCTAAGCATTGACCTAAATCTTTCTTCTTTTTACCTATACTCTCTGTTATTTCAATCTCTAATAATCTTAAATCTGTAAATTGTTTTTCAAACTGTTCAACGTAAAAGTATGATTTGCCTAGTTTTGATAATAATGATTCTGCTTGTTTAATTGTCTGGTGTGATACTTCTAATATTGTTTTGAGATATGTTGTATATTCATAATCATGTGGTTCTTTAACCTCTGCTCTTGCAAACTGTTTTAGTTTGTCAATAACTGCATCTCCTGTTTGTTTATCTAAAGGAAGGGAACTAATTTTATGTCGCCTTTTAAGAGACAGTGGGTTCTTTTCGTGGTGTTTCTCAGCATCGTCAAAAAGTGCATAAAATGCATCATTTCTAGATATTGAGATACCTTGTTTTCTTAAGAGTTCATCGTATATAAAAGAACATAAATCGTTTAATCTTACGTGCTCATAATATCCATTCTCTATTAATGGTCTTGTTACCTCTTTTAAACGTAGGATGTACTCTTTCTTGGTCTCAAATGATTTGTTTTCTAGGCTAGATAGTTGGTTTAAAATTTCCTTTTGAGCAGAAAGATATTCTTCTGCATTTACTATCTCTGACACATATTAACTGTTATATACTGTATTAATAAACATTACTAATTTACGCCTAATAATGTAGTATATATTATGTTAAGAACTATATATAATATAGGAAATGTCTCAAATAATTACATTACCTGTATCTCATACCTGTGATTTTTGCAACAATGAAATGGTTAAGATAGAGGCAGGTAGAAATACATACAAGTGTTTGTCTTGTGGTGCCAAAGAAGATAATTATTAAAAAAAGGAATTAAGCATCGTCAGTTCTGACGACACCAAGATATGTAGAGTTAAGATCACGTTCTATTACGGTCTTTAGTTTATCTATGGCGATAACAATTACTCCTGAATCATCATCAATGGTATCAACACCAAATGCATCAGTATTGAAGGTAAACTCTATGTAATGACCTTGTTCTTTCTGTGTTCTATGTGCTTTTACACTGAATTTGTAAGGTTCGTATAATCTAGTTACGACTTCTTTTTTCTCAGTGAAAACATCTTTCTCATCTGCCATAATAGATAATAGAAGTTGATGTATATAAACATCGTACTTAGTTATAGTTTTATTGTTATATATCTACTAATATTATTAGTTATTCTTCTGTCTTTATCATAAGATGCTTTTCTAGTTTTAGCTGTTCTTTTTCTACTAATTCTACATAATATTGATGGACAAATTTTACTTCTTAAATTAACATCACATCTAAACTGTTTGCCACACTCTGGGCATATTCTATTCTCTTTCATTAGTCTAACATGATGGGTCTGTTTCTATTGACATTTGAATACGTTCATAATCTCTTTCTCTTTGTAACTCTATTTCTGCATCTATGTCTATATCTTCTGGTTCCTTATCCTTGTTTTTCTCATACTGTTCCCAGCATTTTTTTGCTATGGTGTAAAAATCATCCATCATACATCAATCCAATAGCAAGTCTTTTTGTATCATACTCTTATTACTAAAGTGATTAAGTTTTTTCTTTTTCTTTGATTTGTTCAATTTCTTGCTCCTATTGCTAAGTGATTAATACCTGCTATTTCTGCTTCCTCTCGTTGTGCTAGTCTGGTTGTAAATTTATTACAACATAGTATTTTTGTCATGCTTAGAATATGGTAATACTAGTATATATTAGTTTAGATTAACCATTCATGAGCCCATTGTAAACGAAATATGAGCCTTTCTTCCTCGCTAGAGTCTACTGTTTCATCTGCTTTATCTATTGCTAGATGTATTGTTTCATGTACTATTGTGCTAATAATATCTTCAACATTCTCATGCTGAAATGGAAATATTTCGATCTTTTCTGTCTCTGTATGATATAATCCACGGTTTTCACCTATCTCTAGTAGAAAGTTAATCTTCATGCTTCTCTTTCTCCTCTTCCATTTTTACTATGCACATTACTGATAGTTTCTTGAAGGTGTTATTATCACTCTCATGTTGTTTTTTACTCTTGGCAAATGCCAACTCGAACCAGTTAAGGATATTCCTATAGTCACTTAGGCTTAAATCCACCTCTACACTCATACTTTTACACGACTCACTGGGTTAAAGAGTTCTACTTTCTTAAGACCTTTATGAGTCATTCTGACATCCTTACGGCAATGATCTAGGATATAGCCCATCGCTTTTGACCACTCTATATGATCTTTAAAGTGTGTGATATACCAATATCTAAGATCAACGAAGGTTTTCTCATCTTTACCACCTGTCAATCTAATGAAGTTTTTCAGTGTATTTCTAGGTGCTTTCATTGAACGTTTCATCATTCTCCATGTATCCTGATGGTAGAGGTAGCCGTATGGTAATATTAGTTCTTCTTGGTCTGTTAGTAAACATCTTGTGGTAAAATATGGATAATCAAATTTACTTGAATAATGTCCTACTATCTGATGAGCCAACACAAAGTTATTTGATAGTGTTTTCAATAGTCTTTTATCAAAGTCAAATGTCTGATTATCTACTGCTTCTTTAATATCCTTTTTTGTAATAGCATCTTCTACTTTTTCTACCTTGCCTGTTAGAATGTCTCTATGCTCACCAACATAACAAATGATAAAATTTTCTTCTGGTTTAAAGTCTGATGTTTCTATATCAAAGATGAATTGGTGCCTGACACCTACCTCTAGATACCTATACTGCATCTCTGTAAGACCTCTTCTTGGTATTTCGTCTGCAAATAATCTGTCAATTTCATCATGTCTTAATTTTTGATGTTTGTTAAATCGTTCTTGTAGCCCAGCTATATTTAATTGTCTAGCACTATTAACATATTGTTTAGAGTCTTTTATTTTTTTAGCCATTTCTTAACCTCTCTTTACTTTTTTTATTATGTGGATTCTTTCTAAGAAGTGTTCCACAGCAAGAACATTTGTTTTCTTTCGTAATAAAATAAACTGAACATATAGCACAGTATGATATATTCTCTTTATCCCAGATACCCTCTCGTCTGTTTGGTATATGTTGGGATTCTTCACAGTATCCTTTACAGGTCTGCATTTTGCACCCCCAGACAAAAGTCAAACTCCCGGATGAATTTCTTATCATCCCAATTTTGTTCTAAATACTTGTTTGCCTGTTGGATAAAACTCAAATTCATATCAACCTCGTTATTTGTTTATCTATGTACTTAAAAATATCTAGTCTAAGTTCTTTCATCTCTGATATATTAACTACAATTAGTTTAATATGATTTCTTATGAATAATTCATTCCTTTCTTCTGTTTTTATGCCATGATAATCATGTACTTTACCATCTACCTCTATTACCCATAATCCATACTTATCTGCCCACATTAAATCTGGGTTTCTTGCAAAGTTTGTTACCTTGTATTCCTCATATCCATCCTCATTTATGTAATATTCGCCTAAATCATCCTTGTTAACATAGCCTACTATCTTCTGTAATTCCTCGTTTTCCTTGTCAAATATGAGATACCATTCACGCCATACCTTATTACCGTACTTTCTGATTAGATAGTTCTGTATCTCTATTAGTTGTTCCAAGTCTGATTGCCCTGTCTGTTTCTTCTTACCGAAGTTAATACCTGACTGTTTACCCCTAGGCAAATTCGTGTTCCTCACATAATTCTATACTTCTTTGATGTCTAGTACCTAGTTCTTTCTTGCACACTTGGCAGAATTTTTTGTCTCTCAATCAAACACCCCATCTGAACAGTCTACTACAGCACCACAGTTCTCACATATTTGGTGACATACTGTCATTTTTCTCATTTCTTCTCCACACTTATCGCATTTCATTGTTCATCACCTACTGGTATGTGGTCAAATATTTCAGATTTTGTTCCGTCTGGATTTCTAAATCTTCCCATAGCATCTTGAAATATTATGATGTTATTATGTCCTGTTTCTCTAATATGTTTAGACTTGTCATAGAATATATCGCCACAATCTCTACAATCATACGACGTTCTCATTGTCTCTTAAACACCCCGGGTTTTGGTTCAAACAACCAACCACTCTTGACACGTTTCTCTATGTAAGCTTCTACTACATGTGTAGTACCAAATTTATCTGACTCCATTAATGCTTCACCAAGTTCATGTAATAATACATATCCATCATCACTTTCTAATGCAAGGTCTTTAAATGTATCTTCAAAAAATTTGTCCTTATTTACTGCCTTTCCTGATAAGTCAAACTGTGCTACACCTTTTGATACGTTCATACCTAATGATGCTAGGCATTTCTGGTAGAACTCTATTACTTCCTCTACTATGTCACAGTCGACTTCTGGTCTAAACATTAGCTTTGCATATGCTTCGCATAGTCTTTGTATTCCTTCCATCTGTCTTGTCTGTATTGGTAGTGCATCATCACTCTGTTCTATCTGTGTAAACTCTACGAATTTATTGATAAGTAATTCTTCTGCCTCTGATGTGATTAATGGTTTTTGTCTCCTTAGATAGTTAAGTAAGCCTTTGATGTATTTTGGGTCTGCTACCTGTTCTAGTTCTCCTCTCTTACCCTTCATAATATGTTTCATCTTTGCCCTAATTTCATTCTCATGTGTCTCCTTTTGGGTTCTAATTATTAGGTCAAATCTAGTAATTGTTGATGGGTCAAATGGCATATTATCAACAATGTCACCTGCTACCCATCTCTCATTCTTTGGGTTACATGCTGTTATTACTGTTGTCTTACACTCTGCATTGCCTATATGACCACCTTTATTGTATGTGGCTCGTTGCTGTTCCATTGCTTGATTAAACTTTTTTTGTTCTTGTTTAGGCATTTTATCGTACTCATCTACTATGATATGACCACCGTTGTTTAGTATCATGGCACCACTTCTTAGTATTTTTGAACCATCATAGTCGTCTAATGCAAACAAAATACCTACCCCTGTGGCATTACTTCCGTCTACTATCGATGAAACATCTGCAACATTATCTGCAAACTTTACTAATTCAGACTTACCACTGTCAGCTTCCCCTATGAGCATAATATGAGATTCCTTTCGGTAGTTCTCTATATCTGACCCACCTAACAATGATAAGTATAATGCTTGTTTCTCTAGATTTCTTCCGTATATCTTAGGGCAGAATGAATCTAATAGTTGGTTAAGATACTGTTCTGGTTCTGCCTTTGCCATCTCTCTAGCTACGTCAATCTCTTTTTTTGATAATACAAATGACTGTGATTTCTCCATGTCTCTAGCAAATACTACATCCATCAATAACTTCTTTTCTGGTATGTCTGCCTTACCGTTTGTTGGTTCCTCTAGTGAATATATTCCTATGATTCTTTTCTTCTGACCTGTTGCCACACATTCTGTATCTGTGCCATGAAATACTGACTTTAATACCATAGGATTATTTTGTTTTGATTGCTCTTCTGGTTCCTGTAATAGTACCTTCTGGATGTATCTGTTTGTTATTATATCTAGTTTCTTTGGTTCTGAACCTATGATGGTTGCATCAAACTGTACCACTTTACCCAAGTCCTGCTCTACCAAATCTGATAAAGTTTTTACAGGAAGAGAATCACATGAAAAAGTTATGTTTATTTTATCTAAGTATTTATAAAATTTTGTAGCACCGTCATGCATAGCATAATAAACCTCAGCTTGTTTTTCATCGATACCTCTAAGCTTAGACCATTTACGAATCCAGTTTTGGTAAATTGCGTTCTTTACTGCATTTCTAATCCTGTCATATAGTTCGTGTTTTGCCGTCTGAATAAACTCCTTATAGTCACCGTCTAAGTTAACATGGTAAAAGCCATCTCTTATTACGCTAGATAAATCAGTATCCATTATTCTAGCCTGTAGTTCGTCTTGGTATCTTGATGCTGTTTTACTATCATCTTTCTCCATTCCTTTGGCTTCGTCTATCTTTCTCCTAACAAATTGGTTAAATTCTGTTTCTATTGCCTTGCCTTTTTTCTTTAACTCTGATGTAAAAAAATTCCATTCCTCTTCTGTACCCTTAAATCTAAATGCCTTTGTATCACTCATCATTCATTCGTTCCTTCAAGTCTTTAAAATATGCTAATTGATTATTCATTTCATCAAGTGTTTCAGAATCTTCCTTCATTCTCTGTGTTAGATAGTCTATCTTTTCCTGTCTTTCTTTTATTACTTGGTCTATTTTTTCCATGATGAATTAAAACCTTTTTTATATTTATCTTTTGTGCGTTTTTGTGTCATTAAAACTAGCCATACTAACCTTAGAAAGTTTTCTCTTTTCATTCTGGTAAGTCCTCTCCGTACATGATCTAACCGGGTATGTATGCCATTCTTGATTAGTACAAATCTTTCTGGTTCCTTCTCAACTAACGGTAATAGGTCTTTAAGATATTGGTATCTACCACTTTCACCTGCTGGGTAGTTCTTTCTCTCAACATCATTTAGTATGTAACTAAGATGGTGTATTACAAATCCTCTGGGCTTGAATTTTTCATGGGTACAAAAACATCTGTTATCAAAATACTTCTCTGCTAGATATTTCATTATAGCAGTTGAAGAATCTAACGTAGGTGTTTTCGCCACTTTGTTGTTCGCCACATCTTTTTTAGGCATTTTTTACCCTCTATTCTAAAGTCTTTTAGTAGTAGTTCTTCCCACTGTGCCATAGTATCATCATCTAAATCATCAGCATCTAAGTAAGTATGCCATCTTCTCATTAACCCGATAAAATTATCATTTAATAGATAGTCTGGATTAGAAAAAAAAGGTAGGGAGCTAGTCTCCATTTCTCTGGTGCTCCTTTATATTTGCCATTATCGAAAAAGCAATGTTTTTTATTTGCCCTTTTGATGCTGGGTTTGTTATCTCAGGATATTCATCCAAAGATATATCTGCCAAAATAGAGTATTCTGCAACTTTTCTAACAATATCTGTCCATTGCACCTTATCTGTTTCAGAAACATATTCTGGTGTAAAATTGTCTAGATTTGATTTTTGTGTGGTTGCCTCAGTCATTTTAACCCCACCTGCCGTAGGTGGAGCTGGTGCTTTTGCTACTGCATCTTCAATGTATGGTAATGAACATTTATGAAAATTGTCTTTCACTAATGCATCTACTGCACCTGATAATACGTTTGATTCTTTACCGTATTTACCATTAGGCATTTGCCCATCAGCAGTATAGATATTACCTGCATCGTCTGTGATTTTACCGTAGTATATTTTGGCATTACACTTTTTACACGTATACTCTTTTTTGGTATAAACGTCTAAGACCTTCATTAACTTATCATCACTTCATTACTATATAACTTATTGGCGTATTCATTTGGATCAATATATTCTGTTAAATGATAACCATTATAATTAAAATGCTCTAATACATAGTTGTCACAATCCCTACATACAGGGTCGTGGTTCCATCTTATCCTACATGCTTTAGTACCAGTCATGAACTTCTGGTTGCATATCCTACACATTCGTTTTGCCAAGTTCCATCAACCTCTGATGTTTTCTAAACTTTTTCAGTTTCTTTTTTTGTCTTTTTTCCAGTTTATGAAACGCCTTATTGGACATCATGTAAGTTATTTACTAGACTTACTTTTATTACTTCTGCGTAATTCTTCTATTATTTGGTCTCTTTTTGCTATTTCCTGTCTTAGGAGAATAATATATTCAACTAAATCATTAATTGTTGACATGATATTATTTTTAAATTATGATATATAACTGATACCTGTAAGCTTGTTAACAAGCTAGCTGGTTACAAATCAATTAATTTATGTTTGTTGTGTTAAGAAAGAGTAATACCAATTACCATCTGAACCTCTAATATAGAATCTTGATCCGGCTGTTGTATCTGTATCTCTAAATATTCCACTTGAGCCTTGAAATGCTCCAAAGTTAGTGTCAAGTGTACCGTTCGTTGGTGCTGTAGTTGCTGTATATTCTGGCAGTTGTACAGTTCCTAACGTTCCTATTGTGCCTGTTTCATTTCTTACAAATATACCTATTTCTGTTGCACTAGATGATGCTAATCTTTTACCACCTGTTAATTCTGTATCTTCTTTTAATGATATTTTTGATTGTTCAACTTCAAATCTTGATACTGCTGATACTAGAAAATCATGAGTGTCTGGATTAGTTGCTTGATATAATAGACCTGCTGTTGATGTTGTTATTACCTGTCCTGTATTTGTGAAATTGATATTACCTGAACTGTTGATATTATTAGTATGCATATCTAACGGTGCACCTAATGAAATATTGGCAGTATCTATTGTTACTAATGCTGTTAACCCAGAATAAAACTTATGGTGGTCATTTGAATGTGCGTTATATACAATTCCTGATGTTGATGATTTTATAAAATTATTATTATGGTCGTCTTTAAATGTAATCATATTTACATTTTCTATGTCTTTTTCATTGACATCTATATTTTGTGCCATCTGTAATTCGGTAGCACCTATTCTGAATACTTCTGCTGATGAACCTGAATTACTACACATAAATAATACAGTAGCACCTACAACATTAAATTTAGTATCACCATCTGAACTTAATATTATATCATTACCAGCTAAGTTTAGGTCTTGTGTAGCAGTATGATTACCTAGATTATCACCAGTACTTGTTATTGTTGGATTACCTGATACAGTGTTAACACCTAATGGGCTTGATCTAAATGATGAACCTACACCTGAAAGGTTTTGTCTTGCTTGACCATACAACTGTGATATATTACGTTCATTGTCAACGTCATTAGAATATGAATCGAAACGTCTAGCCTTACCCATTATGTAAACACCTTCACACCTTTCATTTTTCTTCTAAGTCCACCTTTTCCTGTAGATGGTTTTGTTACACTATATTCTATTCTTTTTGCAACTAATTTAATTTGACCAGTTACACTACCATCACTTTCTGATATAATATCATCATTGTTTAAATAAAATGACTCACCGAAATTAACATCAAATATTTCATCACCTGTTGATTCTACATTAAACTCTTTGTGCTTAAACTTTTCAATCTCTAAATGGGATTTTGCAACATTAAGTAATTGATCATATACAGTAATGTTAGGGAATTGTTGGAATGTAGGTTGTAAGTTTCTTGATGTATTGTTATCACTTGTAGCCAATAATGGTTTAATGAATCTAAATCCATCCATTTCTAAGGTTCTATTTGATACCCCTAATGAAATAAATGTACCTAAATCATTGCCTGATATTGCTTGTCCAGAAGGATTAAATCTTCCGTAAGTATCATAAGATGTATTTTCCTGTACTCCAAATATCTTTACGTTTCTCCACTCAAATATATTTAGTACCTCAAGTTCTTTTGGTGGTATAATATTTGATGTCAATGCTTCATACCAGTATAATGGTTTTCTACCTCTGTATACACTAAATCCTGATATGGGTAGTCTTATCTCTTCCCAGTTACCACCAAATTTTATAACAAAATCTTGGTATACAACGTTGTCTTTTGTATCTATAAAGAAGGCTCTGAATCTACGTTCATCGTCTAAGCCACCTAAAATGTCACCTGACATGGTAAACTTGAGCCAAAATGATACAGCATTAATCTGACCGAAATCCTCTGCACTATTAGACACAGCATTGAAACCTTCTTGACCATCATGTGTAAAATTAGAGTTTTGAATGTCAAGTGTTGCTGGTTCTTCGCCTACTATTGGGTTCCATTTTTTATTATTATAGTCAGTAGAAAATGTACCACTTGTATGGTCTACCGTACAAATATATGCTGTGTTTGAACTGTAAGCAATATCACCTTCTTTGTATGCAGTTGACGTAACCCAATTTGGTGAAACATTTCCACCTGCTTTATTTGCTCCTGTAGCACCACCACCATATAATTGACCTACACCTTCTGTAATTGAGTTTGATGTGTTTACTGGGAATGGAAATCTAATATTAAAACCAACAGCATGTGAATACCATGGGTCTAGTGGTGCATTTGTATCATTATCTGTACTAATTGCACTTGCATCTGATGTAAATGTTATTGCAGAATCATTGTTTGTTTGAAAACTATTACCAGATTTACTAATATCTGGTCTGTTAGTGTTATCTATTATTTCTGATCTTGGTAGCCAAGTATTTGTTGATTTTTGGTAAACTAAATCTATACCGTTGCTGTTGTCTGGTAATGCAGAATAAGAATGAAAACAATCATTACCATATTTATTAGTTGCAATAGACTGCCATTTTGTCGAAGTCGAATTTGTGTGTGTATAGCCATATACTTTACCTTCACCCAACACAGCAACCTGTGCACCTGTTTGCCCAGAGTCAAATCTATATAATTCACGCCATTCTTTGCCACCTATGGAGTTAATACCTTGATACTCAACAACCATATTATCAAAATTATTTAAATCACCACCACCTGCACCATTGACTAACACTCTAAATCCTCTAGGTAGTGTTGCTCTTGTACCATTGTAAGAATATGAACCTGCTAATGTGTTAAGATTAGCATCGCTTGTAGCAGTACCATCTACCCACGTTCTGAAAAACTCATTATCATTTACTACTACATTTATGTCAAACCATCCACCATTTGTGTATGTTGTTCTACTAGGGTCACAACCAGAATTAGACCATAATGTATCTTTATCATCTGTCCATGGTGAATATTGTATGTTATCACCAAATTCATCTGCCATATCAATCTGTGACCATTTTGATAAATCACTAACAAATGTGCTTGACGATGTATGTGCTGTAGTACATTTGTAATGTTTTCTAATTTTTGTTGATGAGTCAATTACCTGTACTTTAGCATCTACTGCATATTCAACACTACTAGACCATGCAGGTCTAAAAATAAACTGCAATAATTTTGATTCATAACGTTCCATACCAATCGGTAACGTGCCATGCTCATTACTACCCCATGCTAGTAAATTAGTACCTGTTGGATTGGCTAACATACCTTCTTGTTCGCCTACCTTAACCCCTGTTGCTACAGCATTTTTTACCTGTACTATTGTACTGTTATTACCAGATGGTCGTAACTTCATTCTTATATCATTAATTGCTGTTGTATCGAAGCTTAGTTCAAAGAATGTTAATGCACCACCAGCAGATACAGCAGAACCACCATTATCTACTAAGTCCATCCATCTGTTATAGCATGTATCTTCACTTATACCAAACTCCCAATTATTAGCGTTGTAGTATGGTAAACCATTACCATGATCACCTATTGAATTATAAACTATATTATGACTGCTTAATTTAGGTTGTTTTGTTCCACGATTATTATTATAAATGTCACCTATTGAATAACCAACAGTATAAGAGTTTTCAAAGTAGTAAGGTTTTGTCATAAAAACATGTTGTGTATGATACTCTATTCCTAAACATTCAAGTGTCAATAATGTACCTTCATTTTTAGTTTGTGATGGTATTATGCTCATTATTTCAAAATATCTATCATAAGTATTATTTGCTAAATCAGTACACTGTATTCTAATCCTATCAAACTCTGCAAATCTCACACCACCTGAATCTGTGTTATATAATCCATCTAATGATCTTAAGATTATGGTTGCTTGATTAACTTCACCACTTCCAGAATCAGTAAATAATGGTATTGATTTTACATCATTTGTAATGTTTGATGATGTGGCATAGTCGTTAGTCTCATCATACCATGTAACAGTAAGATTAGTAAAATTAGATGGCAGAGTTTATGTCACCACCTAATGATAGTCTAATTGTGAATTTTACCAAGTCTTTATTCTCACCTATATATTGAAATTTAGCATCTTTAAGATGATAGCCGTATGTTGGTGTAGGTGTTACATTCCATTGTGGTGCATTTGTTAGTTCAATTCCATATCTGCCTTTTGTATAACCTGTAGTGGTATTTCCATCTTGTAACCATTTTGATACCTTGTTTACTAGATTAGATGCTATGTCATTATCTGCATCACCTGATACACCTGTTATAACAATATCAAATCCTTCAACTCCCATATCTTGAAGTTCGTTATTGTTTGCATTTACAGCTTCATTCTCTGGAACTGCTCTTCTAAAATCAACATCAATATCAGAAATATATGCACCGTCACTAGGCATTTTGTCTGTGTTGTTAAAGGCTTGTGTATTAGTTGTTGTTGCAGTTGTTCTTGACCCGTTTACTGCACTTGTTTGAACTTGCCATATCCATACATTTTCTCCTGCCATTACTTACCTCTCCTAGCTGATTGTGACTTATTAAGTGATACGCCACTGGCAGAAGTCATTAAAACATCATTTGAACGAAAATTATCAGGAACACTTACTCTACCTGCTGGTATATCTAATGTGTTGTATGTTTGTGCATAACCACCTCTAAGTCTAGGTGATGTTGTTATTATGATACTAGAAAATCCCTGTTTAATCTTTTGTTGTTCCTCTCTACGTCTAAATGCAATAATTTCATTTCTTATATCACGTTTGAATCTCCTATCTAATAGTCTACCGGGTTTTAATAATTCGGTAATAATCCATTGTACTGCTTCCCAGATAAGTAATGCTAGTGTTACTATACCAACACCCTTTGCAAATTTTCTAAAGAATGTTTGCATAATAAATCCTGATGGATTTTGTGCTAACGATCTTACATTATCAAATTGTGTTGATGTAAAATTTTGAACCTCACCGATGTTTCCTTTTTTAAATATATCAATGGTTTCTTCAACGTTATGAAGTTGTTTTGCTTGTTTTTTATCTTCTATTACTTGTTCAGATGTTGATGCTTTTGATGGGTCTTTAATTAATTTTTTAATTTCTGCTTCAAAGTCTGGGCTATCCTGTTCATTAATCTGTATGAGTGTGTTAACATGTGTTGGATTAGCAGATGTAAATTCGGCAGACTCTAAGCTTCTGCCAATCATCTGATTGATTAGGTCTGATAGTTTACCCAACTATTACACCTATGCGTTTGTGTCTGAAATTGTTATTGTGTCGCCTGTTATTCTTACAAAAATATCTATTGTGACTTTACCTTCTGATGGTTTGGTAACATCGTACTCTCTTAATATTCCTGTACATGATAAATATTTATAATCACCGTCTACATTTTGTGCTCTAATCATCCATGCTTGTGTTGGCATATCACCATCAGAAGTGATTTGTGATAATGTGTTAAGTGATGATAACTCTGGTGTGGAAACTAATAATGTTGCTGTGAAATAATTATCATTTTTACCGTATGTGAAAAGTGCTTGACCGTCAGTTGTTGCTACTCTATCTTCTGGTCTGCCAACATGAAGTGATAAATTTGTTAATAGTATATAATTATCAAAAGCACTTGCTCCTGCACCTGTGTCAACACCTAGGTGTAATTCAGATGCATTTACAATCTCTGTAATTCCGCCTAGATTAGCCATATAGTGTTATTGATATGAATGTCTAAAAGAGAAATAATAAGGCAAAGTGAGGAAAACTCTTTCTTGGAACACCCCTGAGAGAAAAGCTCAAGGAAAACCTCACGAGTTTTTAGTATGAAAACCCCACTTATACTATACATTATAGCTACTCCTTAATATACTATAAGCGTATTGAATAGATTGATTAATATACTTCTACTACTATAGTATATTATGAATACAAAACAAATAGTCTATTACGAAGTGAAAATGAAAGACCCAGAAACAAACAATATTCACTATGTAGATAGAAAGTTCAAGAACATTGAAGAAATCAAAAAAATATTCAATTTCGAGGACTCATATTCAAAATTCACTGTTACAAGAGTCGTAACAGAAAAAACAGAAATAATCACACAATAAGTGATTTTCTTTTCTTTTTATTTTATGCTCTTACAATAACACTAAATATTATTGCCCTACCTTTCACTCTATCGCCTTTGAGAAATGATGGTAGTTCTCTAATTGCTAATACTTCTGATGATTCTGCCACTCTTGTGCTCTCTGCACCATTTCTTAAATCATAGTTGGTTTCTAATGTGTTGATAATTGTCTTTGTAAAGTCGTCAATATTCTCCTCTGTCTTTGAACCGTCTTTTGCTTCTGTAGCAAATATGATTCTAATTCTCAAATCATACTCCTCTCCTTGTGATATGTTGTTAGCAATGACACCTAATGGTTTTACTATTGCTACTGTATCGTCTGATGTTACCCAGCATCTAGGAAGTGGTGGTTCTTGTATAGCTTTAGGACTTGGTGAACCTGCTTCTATCTTTCTGAACTTTGTCTTGTCTGATGGTCGTGTTGTGTATAAACTAGAATTAGCCTTTAGTAATGTTACGATTCTTTCTTTAATTGCAAATATATCTACTGTGGTCATACAACTACTTCACCAATGTTTATCGTTTTTATGTTAGAGTAGAAAATGTTTCCTGTTGCAAAACTATACTTTGCCTGTACTTGCCAAAAGCCTGAATTGTTTGCAAAGATAGCAGAAGCTGTTGTAATTTTCCAGATACCGTCTGTACCACCATCTGCATTTACTGCTGATGCTGTGTGTGTTGTTGCATTTCCATCTGGGTCTCTAAGTGTGATAATAACTGAGGAACAATCATTGAGGTCAATGACTGTATCTGTACCATTAGTTCGTGTCTTTGCAGTACCTTTGATTATAGTACCTACATCTCCACTGTGAATTGTTATCTGTGAACCGTTTGCCATTAGTTATCGTCAATAATAATAAAGTCGCCAAGATTATGAGAATTAACTGCTGTCATATCACCTATATTGTCTGAATCTGTAGATGTGAATGTGTTAACATTAACTGCATCTGTTGATGTGAATATTCCTATAAAGTGACTAATGAACACAAATCGTATTCTTTGAGATACTTCTACTAATCCTACTGTGTCTAATGCTGGTATTTTTACTATTCCCTCTATGAATTGCATTAATTCGTTGAGACCAACAACCTCACTAAAGTTTCTTACTATTGCTCTAACTCTATTCTTTACTTCTGTTATACCAACTGTATCTGCCTTGTTTCTAAACATAATTCTTGCTCTATTAACATTTTCAGTTGGTTCTAGCATTTCTACTATAGTCTGTATGTTTCTTACAATATCTCTGCTTCTTACAACAGTTTCAACTATACCCGGTATCTCAGTAAATGTTCTTACAATATCTCTTAATCTATTGAATACTTCTGTTAATCCTACTGTTTCAGCAATATTATGTACTGTACCATGTATCATATTCTTAGAATCAGTGAAGCCTATTGTATCTGTTATTGCGTTCTTAATAATCTGTAAGTTATCAATAGCATAATAACCAGCACCACTTTCTAGTATGTAGCTTCCAAGACCATTTTCTAATGTATAATAGTTCAAATCACTAATCTTTTTAGCTAATGCCTCTTCAAACGATACAAGTGTCTGTGTTACTACTACAACAAATCCTTCTATCTTTTCTCTTATTTCAGAAAGTCCTACTGTATCTGATATTGTCTTTCTAAGTCCTCTAATATGATTAGGTGTTTCGTTAAATCCTACTATCTCATTAAACTGCTTAACAGGTATATCTTGCCTGTATAAACCACTACCATCTTCTAATAGATAACTGCCTGTGCCATCTTCTAATGTGAATACATCATTAGTTACTTTCTTATTAAATGCATCTTCTACAGATACAATAAATTGTGTTACTGTCTTTGTTAATCCCTTAAAGTAGTTCTTTGTTTCTGTTAAGTCTAATGTATCTGCTATTGCTCTAATGATAGTCTTTTTCTGATTAGATGCTTCTGTTATTTGTATTGTGGAGTTATCTACTTTAGTTGGTATATCCTGTATTGCTGTATTGCCATCTTCCCAGAGATAATTACCACTACCATCTTCTAGAAGGTATGTTTGAGACACTTCATGCTACCTCTGTCCATGCTGAACCTGACCAAATGTAATGTTTACCAGTATCAGTTTCTTCTGCAACTGAACCATTAGGAACTGTAACTGCATTATCTGTTGCTGAAGCTGATGTTATACCATTGTAAAATTTAACATCATCAATTTCTGCTGTTGATGTTGCATTACAATCAGTCCAACCTGCAAATTTAATATATCGTAATGTTTGTGTTGTTGATGCACACGTACCAC